TTGCATGACCAAGTGCGTACAATTTTGTTCACTGAAATTGTGAACTCTGTACACATTTGTGGTCGTTATGTGTATCAGTGGACTCACAGCCTCCCTTCTGGATGCGCCATGACTTCACAGCTTAACACCATCAATAACTCGATTATAATGCGTTTGGCATTTAATTGGGCAGCAAAGAAATATCAGCCGTCACATGTAGGAATGTTTTTGGACAATGTTTCGATGATCGCTTTTGGCGATGACAATGTTCTCAATATTTCCGAGCGAGTGACTGGCTGGTATAATCAAGAGACAATAACAGCAGTCTTGGCAGAACATGATATTATATATACTGATGAGACCAAATCTGCAACAGTAAATGTCACGCGAACGCTTGAAGAAGTGGAGTTCCTTAAGAGAAAGTTTGCTTTTGATGAGGAAACTCAACGACACATTGCTCCATTGAGACCTTCAGTCATTTATGAAATGATGAATTGGATCCGGAGTGATCGTGATGTTACTACGCAGACGCTAGACAATTTGCGCGTTGCCTTGGGAGAAGCTTCTCTCCATGGCAAAGAGTTTTACAATATTTTTAAAGACTCTTTTGACGCGTTACTGCGAGAATTCGATCTAGATTTTGTGATACCACCATATACTGTAGCACATTATCAAACGCTCGAAGGAAATAATTATGGAATTGACTTTTAGATCTGAATTTTGCACCGTGTATATTGTCTAATCGAGCCTGCTCTTACACTGTTTATATATTGTGCAATCTTATCTCAGTGGCCTAACCTCTTTGATAGCGCTCGTAAATCCAATATTGGTGTAGTGTAAACGGTCATCCTGGTCACACAATAATACTTTATGGAATCTGAAAATATAGACAATCAAACTTCTACTACCATTCAAGAAACTGTTCAATTTGTTGATGCGAATCGTGAAACTGAAATCTCAACTCTTACGAAACCACAAGAATTAGAACAATCTGAACTTAAGCAAACAATTCAGGAACGATATACTCATGAATTAGCTAATTTTCTTGCTAGACCTATTAAAATAGCGTCTTTTAAATATTTGACTACTCATGGTATTAATTCTGAACTGTTAACGCTTAACTTTCCTGAAGCATATACCACACAAACTATGTATTTAGAAAAGCTTGCCGGTTTTGTGGCTTTTAGGGGAACTATGAAAGTAGACATATATTCTAATGCTCAACCTTTCCAAACAGGTTTAATCAGAGCTGCATATGTACCTAACGCCCAAGCCATGCCCAATAAAACTACAACTCTTGTTGGTAATGTGTGCTCATTCACTACTCTACCAAACGTTTCCTGTCTCTTACCTGATACTACTTCTTTCTCGGTTAGTTTTCCTTTTGTGTCTAATCACACTGGAATAAATTTAATTTCGGGAGAAGGTGAGTTTGGTAGATTATTTGTGCACTCCATTACTGAACTAAGATCAGTTGCAGTTAACGATGTGAATTTCACTGTGTTTGTTTCCCTTCAGGACGCACAGTTTGAATTTCCTACTGGTGCTGCTGTAAATACTCGATTGTTGTCTACACGCCAGATTATCGCTTTGAATCTTCTTAGCGATAAATCTATGAATTTGACATCACTCAAGGAATTCTTAGACTTCAAACATTTGCAAAAGAAATGGGCTCCATCTGTGTCACACATTAGGTCTGTTTTTCCTGTAGAATACATACAACAGCCTGTGAATGAGGAAAAAGTTGAATCTGAAGACCATTTCGTAGCACAGGGCAAGACTCCAAATATTCCTGCCATTCCAAATTTTGAATCTGTTCCGACAAATGCACCTTTGGCTGGTATGGGCACAGTAACTAAAAGTTTGCTGGCTATCAGTGGGGTGTCAGCGGCTTTGAGTTTAGTTCCTGTACTCACACCATTTGCTGCACCAATTGCAGCCGTATCGGGCGCGTTGGGTGGAGTTGCTGCATTGTTTGGTTGGTCGAAATCGGCCAATTTGAAAGATACTGTCTTTACAAAACCTATTAGTGCGCGACACATGGCCAATGTGAATGGTGAAGATAATAGTTCAATGATGGCTTTGTGTACTGGGAATTCTTTAGATCAAGATCCTGGAGTTTTTGGTACATCTTTAGACGAAATGGCGTTCTCTGTGATGGGTTCTACCCCTGCAGTGATCAAAATTTTCGGGTGGTCTACCAGTGACACACCAGATGAGCTTTTGGATTCTTACCCAGTTACACCCTGCTTGAACTATAACATTACCACGAATGAGGTAGCTATGCCTATGATGGCATACATTCAGAACTGTTTCACACTTTGGAGAGGCTCGATCAATTTTATTTTTACCGTGCCTGCTACGAAATACCATAAAGGTCGTCTTCGATTTACCTTTGTACCTGGTCATAGGAATCATGAATTAACAGGAGTAGATATCAATAAATGTTATTCCTCTATCTTAGACATTCAACAATCTAATGTTATGCATTTAAATGTTCCCTATATTTCTACTGCTGACTGGATGTACGCAGATTTTTCATCAGTTGTTCCTAATCAAGGACTTGATTATGGTGATGAGAATAGCGTTACTGGTATGCTGTTTGTACAAGTATTAAATCCTCTTGTAGCACCTGATACCGTGTCCAATTATTTGGACGTTGTGCTCGAGGTTTGTGCTGGTCCAGACATGCAACGTGCTATTCCACGTGCACCGGTATACGTACCGTCATCTACTCAACTTGCAACAAAGATGCCGGATAACTGCAAATATCCAGACAACGACGATTATGAAATACAAGGGTCAGACTTCATTGCGCAAGGCATAGATGATAATGATTTGCCAGCAAAACCGTTAGCATTAACTCGTAATGATTATCAGAGTGGTAAGGTGCCGCCACCTATTGGTGGTGCTGAACCTTCTGATCCTACGAGTTTTAGGAGTGCTCGTATGTGCATTGGTGAATCAATTTTATCTTGCCGCGCGCTTATAAAACGGTTTACAAAGATTTATCAAAGTTCAGTCATACGTCCATCAAATGATACATCCTGGTATTCCATTTTACCCTATGCTAAGATGTCACCCGTCAATAGTTATATCGCGAGTTACTTTGACGATTATTCGTATTGGAGTTACCCGTTTGCGTTTGCTCGTGGATCAATGCGCTTTAAAATCAAGTGGTCTCCTACTAATGGAACTGAGTATGCTCCGCGCTCAACAGCTGTGGAAGCAAAATTACTCACTGATCCTGGAGGATACTGTTTTAGTGCTGTTTTGAATACTTATACTGCCACTGATACACCAGTTAAAACGCAGACGTTTTTGTTTCCAGCCTTGGGATCTTCCCTGGCGCAAATTAGTGATCAAAACGTTGAGGGTGTTACGGAATTAGCAGTTCCATTTTACAATAGATTTCATACCATCCCATTAGAAATTAATCAGTTGCCCAGTGTAGCTAACGTTAGAAAAGGAGACTTTCCTCCCACCATTCTTGCAGTGCGTTCAACTCATAGAGAGTGTGGCGGCTATGTAGATATTTATAGGGGTACAGGGGATGATTTTTCTTTCGGATATTTATGTGGTTCTCCTATTATGATTAGAACTCATTATTAATTTACATTTAACATTTACACTATTTCTTATTGTACTATATAGAAATATGTCCTAATCTTTCTAATAAAACTGAATTAGGTAGGTAACTCGCGGGGGTTTCTTCAGACATTCTTCCCCAATGTAACAGCGAGGTGTGCACTTCGAATGTCATCGATGATTAAAAC